TCTATATTCATACAATCAAAACTTGGATGGAAAGCAGCCATATCTGGAAAATATCTAGCAAGACGCTTGTAGTACATATTGTTGTTTTCAACAAATGTAGCATAATTTCTCAAAATCTCTTCACTATCTTTCGGATTAGCAAGAGCTTTTTCGAGTCCATTTACAGTAACCTCAACAGGATTCATATTGACATTTTGCATCTGCTGGTTAATCACGTCTGGTGAGAAGTAGGAACCATTATTATAGTAACTTTCTCTGTATGAATTAGAAAATTCCAAAAAGTTAAAAGCATTTAACGTTTGATTAACTTGCTCAGGTGTCAAAGTTTCATTTTCTGCCAATTAGTTCACCTCCTATTATGTGAAGAACATATAATCAAATATGTTAGCCTCATTATTCGTATTTAATTCATCTTCCAATTTCTTTGCATAATCTAAGGCGTATACCATGCTCATAACACGGTCTTTTCTACGACCAGACTTCTCTTCAACACTTGTTCTACCCTGTACGGATATTTGTTTCAAGTTAATTGCTTCGTTAATGAACGCAGAGGTTTGAGCATAAGACTGCAAACATCTTCCACGTAAGTCTTGATTATCTTCTTTATAGAATTGGAATGTTTGATTCAAATAATCTAATCCATCCTGTGTATCAACAAGAATTGCTATCTTATTTGTGCTAAAAATATCACGTGAATGTATCAACATTCTACTCTTATTATTTATACCGCTACTAGGTGCTGCATAAATAACTGGAACCGCATTGTCATCAATGGTACGCTGACGCTTATCCAAATCTTCTGGGTTCAACACTGTCCACGCTGGATATATTTCGCCACGGTTGTAATCTTCTGTTTCTTTAGTTGCAACATCGAAACATCCAATACCAGAGCCACAAGAGTCAAGTACATAATAGTCACAATCAAATTCATAGAAAAGCTGTTTAGCTCTTAAAACTTGTTGCATTGTGTTGATACCATTCATTGATTCAGCATAAGAGAATATGCGTTTATACCCATCGCCATCACGCACTAATCTAAGAATCCATATTGCAGTATTGTCGTTCTTGTTTGAAGATACAGCTGCAAAGTCCATAGAAAGGATACGAATTTCTCCGGGTAATTTTTCAACGTAATATTTCCATTTTGATTTATCGTTTTTGTATTCAAGATATTCAAAATCGTTCATAGGAACAAATGTTCTACACTCAGTTCTCTTTTCCGCAAGAACATTATATTTATAGAAACTATCACCGCCGCCACGTTCAGGCTGACAACAATACTCAGCTAACAACATCTCAACAGAGTCTTGATTTTCCTTAAACGATTGCTCAACGATTGCTCTCGAAATATATCTATTTTTTACACCCAAATTATAAGGCAACGCTACTGTTATATATTGTTTATCACCGTTGGTCATACTATCTATATATTGTAAGAAGTATGCGTAAGACCATTCATCTGCACCACGAATAGAAGATAGATATAACTGTCTATTCGGCTCTTCTGGTAACGCTTGCCTTTCTTTTGACGTTAGGTCAACATAATCAGGCGCGCGAGGTGAAGAAAGCATAGGAACAAAGACCCGGCTGATGACCTCCTTCTCGGTACGAACAAACTCGTCAACGATAAGTATTTGGCAACGTGCGCCTAACGAATTTTCGCTGTATGGCAGTGTAATAATTGCAGAACCGTTATTAAAGTCAATACGACTTTCATTCAGTCCAGTCTTAACATCCTTAATCTCTTGAATAAGATTTATTCTGCCACGTGACAGGTCTTGCACTTTTTTCACGAAACGTGTAGATTGTCCACGAGTGGGTGCGACAACAACTACAGTCGTTCCCGGATATAGAATACAGTAACTCGTAGCAAAAATTAGAGCCAATGTAGATTTAGCCAATCCACGACTTGCAACGTATACAAATGATGGATATTTAAACATCATATATATAAGTATCTTCTGAAAATCATACAATCTTAGCCCTAAATAGTCAGTAATAAATCTATGAGGATTATCTCGCCAGTAACCCAGCCATTCCTCAAAGTTCTCCATGTATCGTTTAGTCTTTGACTTCGATGCTTTCTTCCTGCGTTTTATCGTTATTGTGCGATTGCGCATCAGAATCACCGCCTTGTCTACCAAAGTCTAAACCATACTGGTGTCTTAGATTATCTATAATATCTATCGTATATTTATCATATACTTTATCAAATACTTCAGTAAATTCGTTTTCTTTACCGATTGCTCTTGATGTACCACCCAAGAATCCAATCAAAATTTCACCAATATTATCTACATCGTTCAATTCCTTATCTGGTTCTCTAACAGGTCTGTGAAACTCTATATCGCGGGCGGTCATTCCAACTCCTTGTGATGCCGCTTCATTATTCTGTAAATCAGCAAGGCCACTATCCTTAATTAGATTTCTTAAAGCAGCTAATTTCTTTTCTACTGGAACACCGTTTTCCCGGTCATGTCGAATCTCATTCATCTGTAAGCATACTTGTTTTACCATTATATCAACAAACTTATCGACAATACCGTTTAATTGCTCTTCCCAGTCCATATATTCAGATTCAAGGTATGCCAAATCGTCGTCATCAAAACGACCCCACTTTTGAACAAGCTCATCTGCATCCATTTCAATTATATCGAAATCTTGCGTATTGGTAGAGCCTCTGTTTATTTTACGTTTTACCTTAATAACATCATCATAAGAAGAAAGACCATCAATTTGGTCTTCGCCAACGCTATCGTCAAAAGTGCTACCCCAACCATTTTGTTCTGCAAATGCCATACTCTTCATGTATGCACTAAGAATATTATCCAAACCTTGAATCTTAGCGTCTGGGTTTGTAACGTTCTGCAATGCACCAGTATATGCAGAATGAATATATGGCAAGTCTATCTTTCTTAATGTATAATATAGTGCAAGATTGTAATTTTCCGCATACTTTCTTAGATAATTCTGAAATATCTTTTGAATACAATCCTTGCAGTAAGGCACTTTACCGAAAAACTTTCGGTTATCGTCACGTGCCTGATAAAAATTCTTTTGGTTGTCACATCCACAACCGATGCAAATAATTTTCGGCTTCGCATCTTCGATAGTCACCGTGACATTTTTCCGTGGTCTTCCACGCGCCATAATGATACCTCCTTTTATTCTAGGGTAACATCATACACGCACTCAAGACCATTATCACCAATTACGGAAACAGCCTGTTCAGGCTTACTGCGTAATCTATTGTCCATACAATAACTATCAGAACCACTGATACATCCACTTTGAATTACCTTAGTATCATAAACAGTCATATACTGATTTGTATGTAGATGACCCATGTAAACAATATCGGGTTTAGTACCCGTCATCATAGTTAGCTTTTGAACAACATTACCAATACTATCTCTATCACCATGAACGGCATACACTAACATATTCTTACATACGAAAGATGCAACGCTCTCGTCAATGGTATTATCATGCACAGTAACATTACCGCAATTCTGTAGTTTAGCCTTTACATAGAACGGGATAAACTTGTCTAAATCTTCGCCCTTCTGATTTAATGCCTTTTCCGGCTGCAATCTTGAATGATTTCCAGATACGCTATACACAGAAATGGTTTTGAAATGTGATGATAATGTATAGATATAATTGCTAATAAGCTCTGCGGCATCCATAGTCTGTTTAATTACATTTTCATTATTCTCCAATCTAAGAGAAGTATGAATCAATCCAGAGATTTGGTCGCCAAGCAAAACTACATTAACATTTTCGGTATTGTGCCGCCTTGCAATTTCAAGAACCTTGCCAAGATAGCGACTAAGCCTATCACTAGCAACATCTCTATTATATGTATTGTACATATTATTTATATTAACACCAAAATGCAAGTCTGAAATAGGAACTATCATATCAGTTATGCTTGTATTTGATGAATCAAATCTAAAACAAGTAAAGCCTGTTGGCTCATAGCCTTCGATACAACGCTTAATCATATCAGAGAATGATTCACGTCTTGCATTTTCTCTGTATAAGCGAGATACTTCATTACGTTCGTCACGCATCTGTATCTTAGCCTTTTCAAGAAGCCTGCGCTGTTCCTTTATTTCTTCAAGCAATTCAGATTCACTGCAAGTAGTAGAATCTTTGATTGCAACTATTTTGCTCATTTCTTGATATTGCTTCCTATACTTAGATTCAGTATATTCTTGACCTAGTTGTTCATTTAAAAGGTCTGCAACATCCTGCCAAGTACCTATCCGGTCTTTATATCCACAGATTCTATACTCGTATTCTAGGATACCTTCTTCTTTGCGTCTTTTGTAATCAAAATCTAACATATAAACCCCTTTAATCCGTTACGGTCAAACCTTTTCTTTGTCCGTTGGTAGTTTTTGCATTTCTTCCACCAAACCGGGAACTACACCATTACCACCTAATGCGTAGTAGTCTGTAGTCAAATGCTCTAGGTTTTCACGCTCATGTATGGGTATATACCCATACTCTTCACTCGTATATTTATTATACATTTGTATAATATCATTTCTAAGTGTGCTACGAGTAGCATCAGTAAGTTGCGACAAAGAGTTATTTTGAACTTCTTGCAAATCTAACAGTTTATTTACTGTATCCTGCATTGATTTCATATCCTCTTCTTGCTTCTTTTGCTCTTGTTCAAGCTGCTCATATTTTGCATCATCTTTATAAACCTGTTCGGTTTGCTTATCCTTATTGGAAAAGTATCTTGTAAAAATGAATGTAGCAAAAGAAAAGGAGCCAGTAATAAGAGCCACTATAACAGCAGTATCTATAATAACACCCCATTTATTACTCTATTCCCTTTCTTTTCCATATATAACAAAAAGACCATGCTTTCGCATGGTCTAAGACTAAACTTCTTTACTTAATAAACGACAGAATTGTGTCAAGGAATGGGTCGCCGCCAGTATATACAGGAATGTCGCTGTCAGTAATTGTCTTGTGATACTTACCATACTTCTTACAGAAGTCAGCCAACATATTGTTATATTCCTTAGTAACGCGAATCTTTTCCTTCAGCTTTTCATCAATAGCCTTTGCCGCCTCTTCGCGCTCCTTGCGCAGTTTCTCCTGCTTAGTAGCTTCTGCGGTTGCCGCACTTTCGGCCTTCACAAGCTCGGCCTCGCTGTCGAACAGTTTCTTCAGTTTTTCAGAGTAATACTTCATAAATAATTGTCCTCCTATTGACAATAAATTTTGTGCCGTTCTAATCTTTGGCACTTTGGCGCACACAACAGGACTCGAACCTGTGTGCGGTTTCCCGCCTAGAAGTTTGCTTTAACAGTTCTTATAATCTCTTCAAAACCTCCTCAAAAGTATAGTCTTTTGCCCAGTTTATATTTGGCAAATTTGCCTGTTCAGAAGAAAACCTTAATTTCTTCAGAGTTGAACATTCGTTTTTGGGAACAACATATAATTGCCCATTACACATCGTAGCAAACAAATCTACTTCGCCATCTGTATATAAATGTTTTTTACCATTACATACGGTATAACAATTAAATACTATAGCTGTGTGTTTCTCGTCTGTCCATTTTGAAGTTTTTACTTGAACCTTGAAGAGCTTCCCGTTTATATCCCAAATCTAATCATATCTATCCTTGTCACCAAATGGTAACGACACAGAATAGCCGCATCTGACAACATAAGATAAAACTTCCAATTCCGTTATTTTTCCAACTTGATTCGTATTCATATTATTTTTGAGATTTAAGTCCGTTGAAGCAAACTTCCCTCTTCACCAACTTGAGTATGTGTGCAAACTTAATCTACCATCTTTTTAATATAGAAATCATAAAGTGGACTTGCTGTTGCAACCTCTTCGTATTCAGTTCGTCCATCTTTATATCTAACAAGAAAGGCATTTGTTTTTACCGGCTTTGTTGTAATCGCGTAGTAGTTCCTAACGGATTTTCCATTATAACTACTTGCTACATGAGTAAAGGAGCTTTTTGTTCCGTATACCTCGCCCATATCGCTTACGCTCACAACCATATTTGTTTTAGACTGCGCTTTAGATGGCGCACACAGGATAAAGAGAAATACAACTGCGAAAATAAATCCAACTACGTATTCCATACTTACCTTCCTATCTTTTAAAAAGATTAAATAAATGGCGACTGCTAGAGGATTTGAACCTCTGGACGTTTCACCGTCTACAGTTTTCAGGACTGTCGCAATAAACCAGACTCTGCCAAGCAGCCATAATGGTGGGCATACTGGGATTCTAACCCAGAAGCATTTAAGCACTTGTTCCTAAGACAAGCGTGTTTGACAATTTCACCATACGCCCATATAAAAGACACAATTACATAAACCCCAAAATATTATGTGATGTTGAATATAATGTTGCTGTTTGTGTCTTTGCACGAAAGGAGTCTACGACAATAGACTGGTGGAGAATATGGGAATCAAACCCATCTGATTTCCTGTGTGCAAAACAGGTAGTCACCTCTTGCAACTCCATTCCCCATAAAAATAAGACGATTGTTTTCTAACACTATTTGTAATTACCCGATGCTAGATTCGGATACCACAATATCTAAGATAAAGCGGACTAAAATTAAACTTGCAAAGTAAGATTTCTTCTTTAGTATTTTGATTTTGTAAAGATTTGCGGTAATCGTCTTTGTTGGCGGCTACGGCGAGATTTGAACTCGCTACCTCAAGTGTGACAGACTTGCGCTCTAGCCTATTGAGCTACGTAGTCAAATGGTCGAAAATGTCAGAATCGGACTGCCTCCCTCGCTCCCAAAGCGAGTGTGTTACCACTACACCACATTCTCGATAAATTAGATACGTTTTCCTTTAATGCTCTATCCCACTGAGCTACGTAAGATTTATCTTACGGTTGGACTCGAACCAACGACCTTGAATTTTTCAGATTCCCAAAGTATATGTGTTGCTGTACGTATCTGAATGGCTGAGGGTGCAAGAATCGAACTTACATCAAGGGAGTCAAAGTCCCCTGTCCTGCCATTGAACGAACCCTCATCATAGCCCTTGCAGGCTATCCCTTATTTCGTTTTGTTTATACTGGTGCGAAAATTAAGGCTAATAAAGAAACCAGTAGTGGAGGTTCCAGCCCGACTCGAACGGGCGACATAAGGATTAACAGTCCTTCGTTCTAACCAACTGAACTATGAAACCATATTGCGGAAACACGTTATTGCGTATGTTTCCATATAAAACCATGATATTGTTTACGCTTGCCTGATGCGGCTTGTGAAATAGAAGCTCTCGCAACAGCGACAGTTGTTATGTCATCAAAATTGTCGATGCACCACCTAGCGGCATCAGCAGAAGAATCAAAAGTAGTTAAATACTTCCCATCTAATGAATACTGCTCAACGGGCTTACTTAGCGTCTCTTTCATCTTATCGTTTGCTTTATTTATAACATCTATACCATACTCTTTTGCAATATTTCTGACTGTATATGAACTACAACCAAATAACTCTGCAATTTGAGCTGTACATAGATTCTCTAATAAAGCATTTTTTATATCATCATGACTGAATCTGGCAGAACCATCGCCACCAGTTGTAGCATTATAACCACTGTTATAAGAATCGTAATATTCTATCCAGAATATTTCACGTTGTTCTGGAAATTCCGTTTCCTCTACTAGAGAAACTCGAAAATGCTCTATCCCATATTTTCTCATAGCAGAATACAATGGTCGTTTCTCGCATCTCCGTTTAATTGAATCTCTACAATGCTCTTGAAATCTTTTTTCTATCTCAAAGTATGTTTTCCCGATATATACTTTGTCATTTATATCATTTGTAATCTTGTAGATATAGGCCATAACAAATCTACTCCTCGCTACCGTTAGCGTTACCCGAAATGAACCACGTGGAGGTGGTAGCAACATTTCTGCGGGCATGGGAATCGAACCCATCTAGTACGAGCTTATGAGGCTCGTTAGTGCGCCAGCTCTTATTGTCCGCATTATATAGGGTGGTTTCCCACCCATTAAAGGAAATTTGGTCTAATTAGTTTACAGCACTCTTCAATGCGCTGGAAACCTTAACAGTGACCTTGTTCTTGGCAGGAATGGTCATTGCTTCGCCAGTGGAGGGATTGCGACCATCATGTGCAGGAACATTCTTCAGAGCCAGATTCAGGTCAGTAACCTTAAAGGACTCGCCAGCGTTCAGTGCGTCAACGATAGTCTTTTCCAGCGCCTCAAGATAAGCCTTGGCATCCTTCTGAGTGATACCAGCGTTAGTTGCGAAACTCTTCATAATCTTAGTAGAAGTCATAATTTTTACCCCTTTTGTTCTATGTACTTTATTTGTTTTTGTAAGGCTTCTCGTCCTTACGCCTATATTATATCATATCAGCGGCCCTTTGTCAAGGGCTTTTGAAAAATATTTTTAAAATTTCTTAGGAAAGTGTGGCTGTCATACCACATTTTGCCACTGCCACCTGTGCGTCTGTCTGCATCTTGGCAACCCGCATATTGTTATCAAAGGTAACGCCACGGTCTTCGCACTCGGAGATATACGCCAAAGCCTGTGCTGGCTCAACACCAACCATACCAAGGGCCGCAATCTTTCCGCATAGCTTAGAAAACTCTGCAACACCAGCGTCAAAACTCTCAATATCAAGTGCTTCAATAGCCGAATCTACCATAGCTTCTGCTACATCACACTCATATCCTTCATCCGATTCGCAACAATCACAAACATGCTTCAAATCTTCTACATTAGATTTATCACATTTGCAATGCTTGCAAGTCTTATCCTTTTCTTCCATTTACAATACCTCGTCACAAATTTTCAAAGCAAGCGCTTCTTCTGCGGTGAATCGCTTATCTAGCTTCTTGTTATTGATTTCATCTAGGTCAGCCTGTGTCAATTTGGTATACTTCAGAACAATATCATCAACACGCTTGCGAAGGATACGCATATCGTTTATCTCCTCTTCCATGAATGCCAGTTTCCCATAATTCATGGATGACATATCATGGTGTAAATATGTTGCATACCTGAAGCTCTTCCTAACACTACCAACAATACTAATCAAGAATCCCATGCTGAAAGCATATCCCATATTGGTAGTAATAATAGTATACCCGTCATCTTTCATATTCTCAATAAGAGAAATAAGTGAAAGACCATCATATACTGTGCCGCCACAGGAATTGATTAGAATTTCGATAGGTTCTTTTGTGCCGAGTTTCTTGTCAGCTTCTCTGATGCGCATAAGGGTGTAGATACATCTAAACATACTAGCATCATCTACATCGTCATACACCATCAGCTTTCTGTTCTAAAAAGCTAACTGAGAAATCATTCTGTCTTTATCGAGCAACTTCATCGGGAAATCCGAATCTGCGTCATTTCTGACATTGCTTGTAGAACCAAAATATCTTTCTCTCATCAATCCTCCGCCTCCCTATTCAAGAAGTTGAGAATCGCCCGCTCCTCAACAACGTAATACTTCTTTCGCTTGCTACATTTCTTCTTGTTCACAATGCGATAATTCTTGTCGTACTTTGATGCACGAATCAAGCCAGCATTACGAAGCTCATCGAACTCGCTTCTGTTTACTAGAATCAATAAACTATCCCCTTTTACTTCAATTAGTGAAATGAATCACTTTATTTCATATAATAACGACATTTCTCAATATCGTTTTATATCAATGTTTTACTGCGTTTTAACGCCGTTCCGTTTTTCGGAACTTTTCTTGCGCATATTGCGTTGTTCAAAATCAACACGTCTAGCACAAGTTTTACAATACAGCTTTGGTCTGCCATGTGTGGGCTGTTTGACAATGCACCAACATCTAGCGCATCTTGTGAACTTTCCATTGCTGATTAGCTTGTCATAATAATAGCACAGATTGATGAAATTGTCAAGTGGTATCTGAGATTTGTCATCAATTTGTAACAATTCTGGGCTAATTTCGACATAATGCACGTTATGAAACTGTTTTATCGACACAAGATTAGTTGTTCTGACGAACTCTGCTATCTTCTTGACACTAGATACACCAGCAATTTTAAGCGCATCGTTAAGTTTCACAGTGTACAGGTCATCAGGGCTATGATAATATAGATAGATGCAAAGCGATGCAAACACAAAATGCTCGGCATCTAAATCACAAATAGCGTGTATCTTGTTAATCTGCGTCATAGATAACACTATTCCATCAGTCCTAACCTGTGGCAATCTCTTAGCCATTGCATAGGCTGGCTTATAATATTTTGACATATCAGGTCTACTAGGAACATAATATTTCTGCGCAAAAAGCCTATCAATTAGCTTCAGTATCCTATCTTCACTTTCTCCAATATATCTAAGATACCTTATTACATAAGCGGCATCAGCCACTGGATGCTGCTCAGATAATGAGTTCTACGTCAATATCTTTTTTGCATTTTCTATTCTTTCGTCAAATATCATGCAATCTCTTCCTTATATTCATCAACTATAGTCATTTTCTTTCCAAAATAATTACGACCATTCGGATTCTCGACGACCTTGTAACGATGCCTTGAATTATTTTTTACGTTATTTGCAACAGAATCACCGAAGCAATACCATAACAAAGATTTCTGGCAACTATTGTCAATAGCATAACATACATATATAACATAGTTTACACACAAATCTATATTAGATTCTATTAACAAACAGTCATTTTCAAAATCTTCATACAATCCATCAAATAAAGCGGATTTCATTTCCTTCAGTTCATCCTCAGAAAGATATGGAGCCGCAACAGATATATTCTGCATTATATCTCTGTTTAATCTAGTATATTGACGAAGTAATTTTTGAAACTTACCCAAAGTTCTTCTATCTAAAGAATCAGGCGTTACAGACATCAAACACCTAAAGTCAAATTCGCCGCGATTTTGGTTTCTCCTTTGTGTTAAATCCAAATCTTCAATGTATTTAGCCAAAATATTCATAGTACATTTGGAATTAAACAATGGGGAATACTTATAATAGTTTCTGATAAATGCCTTTTGTTCTGGTGATTTATCAACAATACGAACCAAATCATTGATTCCCATACCAAATTTCACCATACACTCAGTATCACAAACACGCTTGTGGTTTTTGTACTCCTGCATCTTCGCAGGGTATACATATCCAAAGAAATATGCTTTCTTATCACAGCAAATTGAGTTCTCGAATTTTATCCTCTCGTTCACCTTATTGATGCTGGCAATCTCCTCTTCTGCTGCACCATCTGGTATTTGAACATATTTCTGACGCTTTGACCACTCTTTTTTTGGAGGTTCATAAGAAATACCTTTAGTTTTATCAATAGCGTTTCCTTGATACATACGCATAATCTTTATACGTTTTTCGAGTTCAGCTCTTTCCTTAGATTCCTTATCAAATAATGGCAACATTGCATACATATTACTTGCAAGGTTTGTAATGCCACCGATAGGGCTATCAAATGATTTAATATCCCAATTTGCAAACGTATTAAAGTTTAGTCTTTGTTCTTTAGCCTTATGCTTTTCGTAGGTTATAACAGGTAATGCAGGGTCTATTGCACCAACTAAGTATGGATTATCTGATGTTAACGCTATGTCGCCATCAAAATCAGCGTCAGACTGGCTTATGATAGTTAAGTCCCAAATGCTGTAAACGTTACCCCACTCTATGTACTTAAACCACTCCTTACACTTATTATCAGAATAAACATTCATTATCTGATTTTCAGCAGGAGCGACTAATGGGCTACGTTGAGTTGATATTACCTTTGAACCTTTTTCTACCCATCTTTTTGAATATACGCATTTTTCTGGCAATAATCCTTTTACTTCCATGCCGAAAGCGTGTTCAGCCATGGCATAGAGGTCTGGGATAAGAAAATCATAAGAACCTTCAACAAAAATCTTACCGATTTTAGCTTGGTCTATTTTCTTCTGTGCGATTTGACGAATCTTATCCTTGACATATTTATCTTTTAATATGTCAAGATTATAAAGTAGGCATTTCGCAATAGGCGAATCTAAAGAAGACTCTATGTTGTCTATCGTATCATTTTCGTGGTGTCCTACCATTAAGAGTGATACATATAATGGGTCGCCTTTTAAGATTCCGTCAATCCACTCCGTTGTTGGCTCTGCTAAAGCCTTAATGGAATCTTCGGTAAAATTATTGCTCTGCACATACTGATAGTTTAAAGGAGTGACGAAATCAGATTCTTTCTTATTCACTCTGGTTACGCCAATTCTATGACCATATCTTTTAAAATAATAAATATATTCATACCAATTAGTATACTTCTTCCAGAGTTTGAACTGTGACTTTGTAAGTATAACATCAATACTATCAATATCATATTCAGTCCCATAGATATCTGTTATCTTGTCAGTATGCGCAACTTCTTTCGCAAATTTGTGGAAATCAAATACTGATACAAGCCCTTTTAACCAAGGCCCTCTCATTATAAATGCCGATGGTAAATAATCTAAAGACAAATCTTCTTTCCAAATATTTGCCATAGCGGGGCTTATCATTCCAGAGCCATCAAAAGCGTTCATATTGAAATCTATTTTGCGCTTCTCTATATCTATGTCTCCAGAGTCATTCGTAAAAATCCAATCAACCGTCTGGTCTTTTAGATTGTATTCAAAATCTGGAATAACGCAGATGTTTGGTGTGGTTACAGTATTCGTAGCTGATGTGTATAAAGAGTAATATGCGCTGAATTTCGCAAGATTTATTTTACCTATTCTTGTTTTAGTTAGTCCGCAAAGCATAATGTGCTCAAGACTATCATATAATTCTTCATTAACGAAAAATGCAGAATTTCTACGCAACTGACCAGCACCAGCACACAATCTCTTATATTTAATAGTATAGACCTTATCATTGATTGCCATTTGAACAGAGAAGTGATTTTTGCAAATAGCTTTATAGTCTTTCTTTGTCGTGTCGGTCTTTACAGTTATTAAATCTGGAACGTATAAAATATCGTTTATCTCGTTCTGTATGCCCTGAATCTCTTTTACATCACCAGTTGTTTGAACTACATGATTCTTTTTCTCATATAGTTCTTTTAGATGCTCACGGTCAAACTCCTCGTCTTTGAGTTTACGGATGAATTTTAATACCTGATTATCACCTAGCGCAATAATCTGTCCAGAGTTTTTGGCCGTTTTAAAATCTGTCTAAATTGTGAAATTATTCTTGATGATGGTAGAACTGTTCACTTTGTAGATGTAAAAGAGGTCTACTTTATTTTTAGCCAAGATACAAACACCCTTTCATAAGATATTTAACGATACACTACCGTCTATGTATATTATAGCACATACATCAGGAAAAGTCAAGCGGTTTTTATAAAAAGTTATAGAAATTTCAGAAAATCTATATATTATATATCTTAGGTAAAATTTACCCAAGCAGATTGTAAAAGTTACAAAATTATTACAATCTTAAAGTAATCAGAATAGTCCTTGACAAAATAGCAAAAGTAGTATATAATATATGTAGAAGAAATATATATTACAATATGGTTACAATCTAAAGAAAAATCCCAAAAGCCCTTGACTTTTCTTTAGATTTTTGATATAATAGTAGTAAGAGTATCCAAAGGAGTGGTCTTGAAATGTGGTGCTAGATATAGATAGCGCAAAGAAGTCAAAAATGCAGAAGTGGCACGATATTTATTGGCAAACTCGCAAAAATATTTTTCGACTTTTTGATGAATTTTTGTCAAATTTTTCGACTTTTTGATGAACAGTATAAAGAGGTGAATATTTGAGCAAGGATTTATACTACATAGATACAGAAACGGGCGAGATTGAACCATTTGTTGGTACTGCAATTACAGAAGAACAACGGGAAATTATACACGCAAAAAGAATGAGGTCAATACAATATAATGATGGGCCTACATTTATATGGGTGATGTTTCGCTACGGCGACCAGCTATTTCCGGGTATGCAAGCAGCCAATCTGACTAGACTTATATACGCCGCAACATTTTGTGATAATATAGGTCATCTAATGTCAAAGCAAGACTTGAAGAGACAGATGAGATTAAGTAAAGACGCTTGGTGTTCATTTTGGTCTGAAATGGAAGATAGAAGTATATTTTATATAAAAGATGGGGATGTATATATAAATACTTCTTATTTTACCAAATGGACGTTGGCTCCAAATGTCAATAAAAATTACACTAGGATGTATTGCACATGTGTTCGTAATTTCTATGAATCATGTACGAAAATGACAGACCATAAAAGAATGTCATACATATTTAAGATAATTCCATTCGTGAGCAGAAGATACAATATTGTATGCAAGAATCCTTGGGAAATAGATAGAGAAAAGGTAACGCCAATGAATGTTGGCGATATATGCGAGGTTCTTGGACAGCGGCGAAGCAACGCACGTAGAGTATTGCGTGAGTTGTTGAATATAAAGATTGACGGTGTGCCAGTTGTGTATTTTGCTGGCAACAATTTAAGTGAAGATACATGGAGATTGTTCGTCAGTCCAAATGTGTATTATGGTGGTGAGTATGGGATTCAACGGCAAGAGGTGATTGAAAATTATAAGCGATTGATAGAGTCTTGATTTAGATTCAAATGGAAATTCTTTATTGAGAGGTATTTATATGAATGTAATTAAGCGTGATGGACGCGAAGTAGAGTTTCAGAAAAATAAGATAACGGTAGCCATTTAGAAGGCAAGCGATGAAGCTAAAACGCACGGCAAATTAACAGTGCCGAGCATTGCAATTCAGGCAATAGCTTCAGAACTTTATAACAAATTCAAACTTGAGAACCACGCAATAGATGTGGAGAGTATTCAGGACTGTATTGAAGATACCCTCATGCAAAGAGGATATTTTGATACAGCGAAAGAATATATTAGATACAGATATGAGCGCCAGCTAAATAGAAACGGCAACACAACTGACGGCAAGATTCTGTCGCTTGTTGATGGCGTTAATGAGAATGTGATTCAGGAAAACAGTAATAAGAATCCTACGATAAACTCTACTCAGCGTGATTATATGGCTGGTGAAGTTAGTAAAGATATTACTAAAAGAATTTTACTACCTAAAGAAATTATGGAGGCACATGAAGCTGGAATCCTGCATTTCCATGACTCTGATTACTTCGTTCAGCACATGATAAATTGCTGTCTTGTTAATTTGGATGATATGCTGCAACATGGTACTGTTATCAATGGTACTCTCGTTGAAAAGCCGCATAGTTTTGCAACTGCTTGTAATATTGCTACTCAGATAATGGCTCAGATTGCATCAAATCAATACGGCGGTCAGAGCGAAAGTATGGCGGCACTTGTTCCGTTTATTGATATTAGTAGGCGCAAGATTAGAGCAGATGTTGAGATTGAGTTTGCTGGCTTAGATGTTTCAGAGGAGCGTAAAGTTGAAGTTACCGAAAGACGCTTACGGGATGAAATTAAACGTGGCGTTCAAACAATTCAGTATCAGATTAACACGTTAATGACAACAAACGGTCAAGCTCCGTTTGTATCAATCTTCTTATATATGAACGAAGTCGAAGGCGAACAACAGAAGAAAGATTTTGCGATGTTAATTGAGGAAATCCTTCGTCAGCGTACAGAGGGAACAAAGAACGAGCAGGGTATTTGGGTAACTCCTGCGTTCCCGAAGATTCTTTACGTGCTGGAAGAGGATAATATTGTTCCGGGAGCTAAATATTACTATCTAACAGAAATGGCCGCTAAGTGTACCGCAAAGAGAATGGTTCCTGACTACATTTCTGAAAAGAAAATGTTGGAATATAAGGGTGACTGTTTCCCATGTATGGGTTGTCGTTCTTTCTTGACTCCTGATAGAACGACAGAGAATCTAGCAAATGTTGAAAATTGGGTAAGGGGTAAGAAATACTACGGTCGCTTCAATCAGGGTGTTGTTACTATTAACCTTGTTGATGTTGGTCTTAGCGCACATAAGGACTTTGATGAGTTCTGGCGTATTTTTGACGAACGGCTTGAACTTTGCCATAGAGCATTAAGAATCCGTCATGAACGGTTACTTGGTACGCTTTCTGATTCTTCGCCTATGCATTGGCAGTTTGGTGGTCTTGCTAGATTAAAGAAGGGTGAAACTATTGACAGATTGCTATATGATGGTTACTCTACAATCAGTCTTGGCTATGCCGGATTATATGAATGCGTTCTTGCTATGACTGGTAAGAGCCACACAGATGAAGAAGCTAAACCTTTTGCTCTTCAGATTATGCAACACATGAATGATAAGTGCAATGAGTGGAAGGCTGCTGAGAATATTGATTACTCTTTGTATGGAAGCCCAATCGAATCTACTACATACAAATTTGCAAAATGCTTAAAGAAACGTTTTGGAATCATTCCGGGAATCACAGATAGAAATTATATTACTAATAGCTATCATGTTGTTGTTACCGAGCAGATTGACGCTTTTAATAAGCTAAAGTTTGAGAGTGAGTTCCAGAAACTTTCTCCGGGTGGTGCAATTTCATACGTAGAGATTCCTAATCTAACTGACAATATCGAAGCCGTTCTATCTGTCATTAGGTTTATTTATGATAATATTATGTACGCTGAATTAAACACAAAGTCTGATTATTGTCAGTGCTGTGGATTTGAAGGCGAAATTAAGATTGTAGAAGATGACAATGGTAAGCTGGTTTGGGAATGCCCTAAGTGTGGAAATCGTGACAAAAAGAAAATGAATATTCCTCGTAGAACTTGTGGTTACATTGGTACTAATGACTGGAACCAAGGTCGTACACAAGAAATCAAAGAGCGCGTTGTTCATCTTGGACAAAATTAAATAATCTAAAAGTAAGTGGTGGGTGGGTCGGGATTTATTATGAATTATGCTAAGATAACGAAATACGATATAGCAAATGGACAAGGTGTACGTGTCGTATTGTGGGTATCTGGTTGTGACCATCATTGTAAAAATTGTCATAACCCGGAGACTTGGAATCCTAACTATGGTGAAGAGTTTACAATTGAAACGTATAAAGAGTTGATTGATGCGCTTGCGCCAGATTATATATCTGGAATTACATTTAGCGGTGGCGACCCAATGAAGCCAGAGAATGTTACTACTTGTATGGAAATAGCAAATTTAGTAAAACAGAAATATCCGAACAAAGATATTTGGTGCTGGACTGGCTATACTTTAGATGAACTAACTAATAGAAATGACTCAAATACTAATTACTTTCTAGGATTTATAGATTATCTAATTGATGGCGAATTTGTTGAAGAACTAAAAGATATTACTCTTAAATGGCGAGGTTCATCCAATCAGAGAATTTATAAAAAGGTTAATTATAGTTTTGTTGATGTGACGAAAGAACTTGGTTAAATACTGTGCTACTGGAAAAATCTGGTAGCACTTTTTGGTAAAACCACTTGACTTTTGGTGGATTCTGTGATATACTATAGGCAAGAAATCTAAAGGAGATTGTGGCATGAATTTTGAGAAACCTGTTGAATTTGATATTAGCAAAGCGGTACGGTTCGACACTTTAGCGGTAGGACAGCTATTTGTTACTGTTGATGGTAGCTGTGGTGGAAAGGAATACTCAGAACGTGTTTACTGTAAAACCGTTCCGTTCGGCAATGAATATCTTGGCAACTTGAAAAATGCTGTTGGGGTAACGGAATCGTATCGTGCGTATATGGCTACATCGACAAAGGTTATTCCTATTAAAGCTGTTGATTGGAGGGCCGCAGATTATGGTGAAGCGCTCTGATAGATTGCGTGATATGTAGGCAGAAATTGTAGTCAGCAAATTGATGGATACGGTATACCGTGAGAATGGGTATATGCCATGCTGGATAGTAAGCCGTGAATCATAGATGGCTGGCTTAGATGTATCGTTAGTAAAAAATGGTATTTGGTATCTTGTTGATGAAAAAGCAGCTATAACTAGGTTAGATGGTAATTTATCAACATTTGCTTTTGAACTGTATACGTCTAATAATGTCGATAATATTGGGTGGTTGTAAATAAAAAGTGTAAAAATAATTATTATTCTTTAATATATTTGACATCTTCTGCAAATAATATACAAAAAATTGATAAGATTGAATGTATTTTGTTAAATAAAGATAGAATATTTAAAGCAGTTACATCTGAACTGAATAAGAGAAATATACACTTTAATAATATACTTGATGTGATGAGCAAAATACCGCTTGCATCAAATGGTAAAAAATATCTTAGATTAAATAAGTATATGAAGATAGTTTACAGTTTAAATGTAATACCGGAAAGCCCAATAAATGTTGTTGTTGATAAACAGTATTTGTTAAGTATTGCTGACGATGTTTTGGTAAAGGAGTTTTAAATGGACGGTGTTATTATTTACCCTTTTATGAATGGAATGTGTCTGTCGTGCAGAGATTGTGATACGTCTGTTCTTACATGTAAGAAGTATCGCACTAAATGTTTTCGTGTGAAAGAGTGCGGTCAAACTGATATTGGTGTATCAGAGGAAGATATTGAAAAATCTAAAGATTCGCCTATTTTTACATGTGAAGATACTCCTTATGATAGTGATAAAATAATTCACGCCTACAGTGAGTTGTATGGTAAATTTACTGAGGATGACTTTAAAACAAAATGGATTTAAAATAAATCGTACTTAATAATATAAAAATTAGACTCTGTATTTTTTCAACAGAGTCTTTTATTTTAGCGTTTATTTGGGGTTTAGCGATATACTCCCCATCCCCCTACTCTAGCGTACTCTACTCTATCATAACCATCCAGAGGGGAGATATCATCAATCTTAGTTAC